GATTACGCTGATGTTGTCCAGACTCAACTCGCTGAATGACACGCTGCCGATCAGGTTGCCTCCAGTCAGGGCATCCCAAAATCCCACGTGAGTAATGGTTCCTTGATTGCCGGTGGACACGTCGAATAGGATTGCAGCGTCGTTGGATACATTCTGTAGATCAACACCAACAGCGGTCAGCGTCCACAGCCCATACGCCTTTCGCGTATACCCCAGCCCGACAGGCTCAGTGACAGCAGTTTCGCTCCCGGCCGTGCCATAGCCGACATAGATTGTCTTGTTAGTGAACAAATAGTTGAGTAGAAAGTTTTCTGTATAGGTAGCAAAGCTCATTATACATCCTTCCGGTAGATGATTCCCATGTTCCAAGTCTCTTGATTACTGGACACTACCTGCGACTTCCTGACACCGGGGAATGCTACCCACGTGGCAGCTCCAACAGTCAACTCTTCGGCCGGGTCGATCCCATGCAGGTGGATGTGTCCAACGTTTGCCATCCGTCCAAGGTAGTACCAGCCGTTTGGCGGATAGGAGTCGGAGCTATCGGTATAAAATACCTCGAACGGAATGATCGGGATAAAGCCGTTCGACTTGTCAGGCAGCAAGTGACCGAACTGGGATAGAGCGTTGCTGGCACGGCATCCACCAACAATTCGGATTCGTTCTACTCCCGCAGTATCATCATATAGCAGGTTGGATATGGGTGCAGCACAGACACCCCACTTGCCCCCGGCAGGCTGATCCGGCAAGCCCTCGCAATGAAGTGTAGCCGCAGTCCGCACGCTGTACCCGTAGTAGTGCGTCGTAGCAACATGATTGCCGTCTAGCATCAACGAATGCGGACAAGATGCGGGTTGTCCCAAGATGACTCCGCCATGCTGTGCGTTCCAGTGATGACCGTACGCGAATGCTCCACCTACCCATGTGCCAACTTTCTGCACCGAGCCAAACCCGAAGTGTCGGTAAAGCCCAGGGGCGAACTCCAGCACGACGTGAAGGGCGTACGGATCAGTGTATGCGAAGAAGTAGTGCGACGTGTACGGCCCAGCACCTATGTCGTTGACATTGCGGCCTGAGTAGATTTGGGCTATGTTGGTATTGCCGTTCCCGCTATCGTTGGCCTGAGTCCACGGAGTCTGTGCCGAGGCACCTGCGTAGCCGAGAGCCTGATATACCGCTAGGTTGTTTGCTGAATCCCAGTAGAACGTGACATATAGGTTGTCAGTGGGTCGGCTGATCGACAGGAATCGGTTGCTGCCGTCATAGTTATCTACAACGAATCCGTTTGCAGCCGCGAACACCTGCAACTTGTTCATAAGATCAGTCTGGTTGGAGGCTGCTCCAGCTTGATACGCCATATCAATCTTCCTTTATGCAGAAGAAGTAGTTCCTGTTTGCCTTATTACAGTTTTGGAAGCATCTGTACACGCTTGTCCCGATATAGATTCTGTCTTCGGAGTCAATGGCTCCGTCGGGGTTAAACGTAAACACTCCAATCAAGTTCCCGTATATCCTGTTATTGGCCAGATGTGACAAGGTTGCAGGAATCAAGATGTACTCATCATTGATCCGCTTCAATGCATCGAATCCCGCAGCGATGGACGTCGCAGTGCCAAACATCCATTGCCAGTTAACGTAGTACTCGTCGTACCACCCATTGGCACCGGCCGGCACCGGCCACTCACACCCACCCGCTGGAGCTATCTTGACATCAGCGTCGTAGTAGGAGGGGTTGCCCCTATACAGATACCAGTTGCGAATCACCAGCATAGTACCGTCTGGACTCCGGAGATATCCAGGTCCATCATCACTGGGGCCTGCGGAGCCAGGATTCGTCATACCTGCATAATCCACGCCAGCATAGTTGTACGGCACTTCCTCAGCCGAGCAGCCGAGAATTACCTGCGGATAACTGTACTCCGTAGCGTTTAGGAACTTGTCAATCCCACCGATGTAGAAATTCGGGTAGACCGATCCGACCTTGAACGCTCCGCATATCCTGTCGTCATCAACCGCGATCCAGTACGTGATCGTCGCAGGAGATGCACCGCCAGAGAGCGGCGTGTATGTCTCAGGATAGCTGAGGGCTCCGGGGTGCTGATCCCAGGGCATCACGTCCGAGGAGAAGCCCGTGAAGCCGTTCCACTCCAATAGGTACGCAGCATCAGGAGTTGACTGCGTGAAGGCCCTACAGCCGAGGTACTGGTCCGAGCCGGTGTTGTGTAGCATGAGGTACTTCACCTCTGACGGATGAGTCGCCCATGTCACTGTCACTGTCAACCCACTGCCAGTGCCTCCCGACGTTGCGGCCGGGTTGCTCGGCGTGGTCTTGTAGTCGCCATCATCGTACACCGATATCGCAGTCGGAACGCCGCTGGATACCGTGTCAATCTTCACTACCGTCGCGGCTGCGAATGCACCACCAACCACAGTGACGTAGTCGCCTGCCAAGTAACCTGTGCCGGCCACAGCAATGGCGACCGCCGAAGCAGCGTCCGACTCCCAATCAATCAGCGTCTCCCACGCAGTGTCCGTGTACGTAACAGTGAACTTTGCTCCAGTGCCGGCTCCGCTCGACGTGTTCTGGCTGACCGGGTTGGCTGCCTGAGCCGTGTACACGCCTGAGTCCGAGATATGAACTCCGTTGACGATGCCAGTGCCTGCCACGAACGTAAGGTTTAGCGTACAGCCACTACCGGCACCGCCCGTGGTCGTCGCCACTGGGTTTGTCGGCTGGGCTGAGCAAATGCCTGGGTTGTTGATCTGCACTGTTGCAACAGCAGATCCAGATAGCGTCAACACTTCAATATCCGGGGCGACCGAGTAGGTGCCTGTCGCTAGGATCAGTTTGTCCCCGATGTTGTAGAGGGTGCCACCAGCACTGACGGCCGCAACCGTGACGTAATCACCACCGTCGATGGATACCACCTCAAACTCTGGCTCGTGAGACTTCGTCCCACCAGCGAGCGTGATTGTGTCGCCGATGGCGTAATCAATCCCACCGTTGAGCACCGCAGTAACTGAGATATGGTCATCCTTCACGAGGGACTTGAGGATGTCCAGAAAGTCATGATAGTCCGTCGATGTTCCCTTGAACCATGCCATTATAGTTTACTCCCACCACTGTAGGTTCTGATCTTGTTTTGGATGACTCTGTCACCCGCTGAGCTGTCTATGTACGCCGCCGCCGCCGCCTGAGCCTCTTCCTCAGAAGCGACGTTGATAATCACAACACTTCCGCCGCCAGAACTCTGGGCTTGGTCCACTGGGGTTATATGCCCAGGCTGAGCAGGTTGGAACATCTCGGGTCGGCCCCGTTCGCCAACCATGTAGTTCAGGCCCGGAGAGACGGGACCACCGGTGGCCCGTCCCATAGACGAATGGCTCGTGGCCGGTACTGCCGCCGCTGTCCCTGCCGAAGCAGTCTGTCCGAATGCACCCGCGATCGATCCGAGGATACCACCAGATCCAGACATGCTGTTCAGCAACCCGACGATTGCCTGCCGTGCGAGGAGCCGCGTCAGGTCCGCGAGCATCGAATCAACTAGGCTCTTGAAGTCAACCTTGCCGGTCTGGACAAAGCTCACCAGTGCGTCCTCCATGCCCTTGAAGGCGTTGGTGATGGTCTGCTCTGCCGTGTCTGCAAAGTTGGTGATCTCCAGCCCAATCTTGATGAAGCCACGATGGAATCCGTCAATGACACCAGTGCTGACCTCCAAGCTCTTCGCTTGAAGCTCGGCCATCTTCCTATTGACCTCATCCAGCGTTAGACTTATTGTTTCTGTCCCAGGCTGTTTAGTGTTTACAGCTATCCATAGCTCCCGGAGCTGAATCATTTTATTATTGGTTTCGCCGACGTTGTTCGACATATCCTTCATCAATTGACTCTGAACCGTAGTCGGAGAAAACATGGGGTTCTGCTCTCGCATCGTCCGGTCTTCCATTGCTCCTTCTGCTCGCTTGAGCAGTTGGTCTACTCCGGACGACACTAGCGTAGACATATTGAAACCACGCATGAACGCCTGCCCGATGGTCTCGCCTGCGGCTTCAACTTTTGCCTTTGCTCCGCCAAGAACGTCGGTAGACATTTCCTTCTCAAGATTCTTACGAAACATCTCTCCAAAATTACCACCAGCCGCCGCACGATCAAATGCCAGGACGGCCTGATCGGCGAAGAAGTGAGCCTGCTTCACATTGCCCGCCATAGCCTGCTCGACCGATGACGACAACGCCGTAACTGCCATCTTCACGTTCAGGCCGAAGATCCGCAGCATGTTCGCAAGCGTTTTGAATACTGCGATGACGTGGTCCACTACACTCTCGACACCACTTATGATCGCGTTCCAGGCTCGCTTTGCGTAGTTGGGCATGTCGTCAAATACCTTCTTAACGACTTGGCCAGCACCTACGAATAGGCCGGCGAACTTATCGATGAACGACGCCGAAGTCTTCAAGAGTGACGAGATTGTTATCTCATATTCAGTGTTGACATTGCCTGCGGCAGTGATGACCCCAATCGCCTCACCTATCGCGTGGTATGTATCGATGATGTTTCCGCGTAGAGCCACCATCAAATCCGCCAATGTGCCTGTGGAATCATTTGCAATCTTAATCTTGTCGGAGAAAACCGCAACAGCCGCACCCGCTATAAGAATCGCGGCTGCTACTGGGTGGGCCGCTAGAAGAGTCACACTAAACAGCTTCATCTGTGCAACGATGCCAATCAGGTTCTTTAGAAACACCGTACCGAGTACTGTGCCAGCAATCATGGAGACGCGACCTACCAGCTCTATGTTGTCAGCCAAAACCAGCAGGCCATCCGCCATACTCGAAGTGCCCAAAACCGCTTGGTCCATATTCCCAACGAATTGCATGATGGACGACCGGAGAACTGTTATGCCCTGGTCGATCGTAGGAAGCCGACGACCAAACTTCTCAGCCAGTTCAGCCTCAGCCTCGTTGAAGGCCTTGATGATTTCCCTAGACGTGATCCTACCTTGGAACCCAAGCTCGCGAAGTTCGCCTCTCGTCACTTTGAAGTGGGCGGCAATGACGTTAGTCACCACGGGCAACTGTTCCAGAATGGCACGCAGTTCGTCACCCCGTAGGGTATTGGACGCCAACGCCTGCGAGAACTGGACCATACCCCACTGAGCTTCTCGTGCCGTGACACCGGACAGAATGATCGCATGGTTCAACTGCGTAGCGAACCTAACGACGTCCTTCATTCGCAATCCCATCTGAGAGGTGTTGATTGCGATACGGGCGTACATGTCGATATTAGCTTCGAGTGAGGTACGTGTCTCACGACTCATCTTATAGACCGCAGCCATCGCAGCGTGCAACTCGTAGTTACCTTCTGTAACAATGCGGAGACGGTTGAGCATGTTCGCATAAGCATCCGCGAGCATGATCGTGTCACGTAGAACCTTTGCGGATACAAGCCCAGCGAGCACGGTCTTGAGCTTGCCCATTTGGTCGGTCGTGGCGTCACCGGCCTCACCGATGTCACTGATGCGTCGCTTCACAACGCGAGCACCATCTTCACGAATCTCAATCAGCAATAGTTCTTTGCGATCAGCCACGGAGCAGCTTTCCTTTCCGCAGAATGTCCCGAGCAGCAGTGATGGCGAAGAGCGTCATACCAGCACGGGCCTGTTCTGATGTTCCTTCATCAAGGTCAGAAATGTAATAGACGGGGTTGGCAACAAAGATGCTACCCTTACCCACCTTCCATCCCTTCAACTTGTTCGCGGCGGTTATCAGTGCCTCGGTAGACGCCACTTGTCTGTTGGTATCAACGGACTTAGTGTTCGGCGGCTCGGTCTCCCGTGCGGACGGCGTCTTGAATGAAACCTTCCAGTTGACGCGGGCCCGGCCAGTCTTCACCGGCGTTCTAAGCACCAACTCATTCGTAGCAGCTTGGGCAGCTTTGCGGATGGTAGCTGAGACGTTGTGCATCAATACATCACCCACCGCGTCCAATCTACTAGATAAGCTTCGTGCCATGCCTACATTATACCCGATAATATCCGCATTTTCAAGCAGATTCTTTTGATTTGGTAGACATGTGCTTCAAAAAGGCTTGATCCATCGTCCGAATATGATAGCACATATCTTCCGACTCGTCCTCAGTCAATTCGGCTCTTGCACATAATTCATCTATGCACCAAGACGGTATAGGTCCGGCAGACCAACCTGTGCTGCGACACGTGTTCAGTTCCGTAAACGCCTGAAAGTACAGCTCCAGACCCACGAATAGGTCTGGAGCGTTTTGTATACGTTCAGGCAGCGGTCGCTTTCGGAGATAGCATTGCCGGATGATCCTCTGTTCTGCCTGCCCCATCTCCAAATAGTAGAGCAAACAGTCAATCAGTTTTTTGAGTCTTCCTCCATGATCTCGGAACGGAATAGGGTGATATTGTCGGCAGCCTTCATGACGTCAGCAAACAGCTCAGGCAGGGCCCGCATGACTCCCATGCAATTCTCCAGGTTGAAGGCCAGCACCTCTTCGGCGTCGGCGTCGTCGCCCGTCATGGCGTCCTTTGTCACGCCCTTCCAATCAAGGATGACCGCCTGAGAGTAGGCCTTGATGAACATCTCACGAAGGATACCCTCATCGATAACCTCGGTCTGGATCGCCCGACGATGGGGCTTTGCCAGACGAGCCATGACCTTGGCAAACCGCTTGTTGGAGCCACCGGCACGGGCGATCTTGATCTCCAAACCTTCGGCGTACTCAAGCCAGAGGCCTTCACGTTCCACATCCGTGTCAGTTTGAAACATCTTACGCAACGGACTACTCATTCTGTTTCTCCACAAGAAAGTAAGGGCCCAGGGACGTCCTGGGCCCGATGATCTCTTTGTTAGGCCTCGGCGGCGTCAGGGAGGTAATCCCAGAAGCCCACCAGCAGAGTGTGGTCGAGGCCAGTGACGGCACCGGTGCCGATCGCAGCTTCCTGCGTCAGCGGGATTCGGATGGCCGTGTTCTGAGCAACATCCAGTCGCCCGTCGCCCAGGGACAACAGCGGAATATCGACCGTGATACCGCCGTTCTCTTTGACGAGGTGCATGTCCATCGTGACGTCGCTGTTGTTTCGCACGGCGGCAACCGATTCGGTATCCATGAAGTACGCCGTAAGGCTACCGGTGACTTCAAAATTGCCGTAGCTCGCATCGAACCCACCGAGCACGCCGATAGCCTTGTCCGGGGACACGTTGTTGTTGACGGCGATCGTCATCTCTTCTGCGAAGGCGAACAGCGGCGTCGGATTCGCATCCGTGTTGCTGACGATGGCGAGGTTGATTAGCGGCACATTGGACGACGTATTGAACGCCGACTCCTCTATCGAGGCGGCTCGCGTTCCAGTTTTCTTTCCGACGACTCCGGTTCTCTGCTCGTGATCCATAGCGATGAACGCGAGATCGAGCATAGCCTTGTCGGCGGTCGGAATGTTGAAGGTCACTTCGTTGGGGACCGCACCGGTCAGGTACTCTGACTGAATCTCTGTCGGCTCTGCGTCGTCCGGGGCACCGAGCTGACGCTCGATGTTGTAGGTTCTGCGAACGATCTTGGTGCCGACCTCGTTCTTCAACACACGCATGAAGAAGATCTGGATCGTCTTGGCGGCACCGTTGTCCGTGACGACATCCGCCTGGGACTTATCAATGACGATCTCATGAATGGCGGCGGATCGCACGCGGCAAAAACCCATTCCGCTAAGAGCGAACTGTGTCGCGGCGGTGTCACCACCGATGTAGATGAACTCGCCTGGGACCAGACCGAAGTCCGTCATGTCCTTCACGGTTGAGGCCAGCACGGGCAAGTCTCCAGCGTCACTGGCCTGTAGATCGCCAGTATCAAACTGAAAGCCAACCTGCACGATGGTGGCGGCATCACCGGGCGTCTCGGCGACGAGCGTCTCAGCGACCGTCAGTGCGGTGGCCGTCGCAGTGACGACAGTCTTGAGGCCGTTGTTCGAGGCGTTGGTGCAGCCCGACACAAAGACAAGGTCGTCCGCCACGTACACGTCCAGACCAGAGGCAGCCGTGTAGGTTTCCGGGTCGGTCGTGACACCAGTGATCTCGCCGGCCCCGCCGAACTCAACCTTGGTCCGCAGATCCGCGAAGAAGAACCCTTGCAAAATATCCTGCAAGCCTTTCTGCACGAGATCATGATTGATCGAGCCAGCCGCATCCAGGTCC